GAGAGTTGGACCTGACCACAACCCTGCAGTTCATTCCGGCAAAACTTGGCGACAATCCCAAAATGGCTGACCGCGAGGCTTACGTAGCTGGCCTGAAACTCATGGGAGAGGAAGATGCTGCGGCATACCTTGACGGTAATTGGAATCACTTTGTTGGTCAGATGTTCAAGCACCTACCAGTCGAAGGTCCAGCCCTACCGTGGACCCCTGGTAGCATGGTCGTTCGTGCAATGGACGTGGGCTGGGCAGACCCGCTCTGCATACATTGGTGGCGCGTGCATCGCAACGGACAGTGGGAGTGTTTACACGAACTTTACGGCAGCGAACTTACGCTAGACGCAATTGCTCACTATGTACATGCAATAGAGCAAAGCCTACAGATTCGCCCGGCAATTTCAGTCATTGGAGCCGACGCCAAGAAAGCCGAAGGCCCCAACCGTGACCAGAATGTGCTAACCATGCTTGCACAACGAGGCGTGTGGTTCGAAGACGCTAACCGCGATCACAAATCCGGCTGGGCCAAAGTGCGCTCCATGCTCGACCGTAAGCTGCTGTATGTGCGTCACGGTGCTGCGCCTAACCTCATGCGTACGATGCCCAACCTGGTGCGCGATCCAAAGAAGCCAGATGATTTGGCCCCACGGCAGGAGGATCACGCGGCCGAGTGCTTGCGTTACGCAGTGATGGCCCTACCCGAAAGTGGTTTGAACCTGATGCCAGTGGTGCCTAACGAGAAGCCCCAGGATGCAGACCCGGTGTTTGCAAAGATTATGAAAGACCTAACCAAACCCCAAGGGGGACAAGAGTTTGCACAACTGGGCTTGTGGTAGGGGCAAGAACTGTACCACTCTTGCTAAAACCTACTAACTCCACTATATTTACACAATTAGACTGGCTAGAAGCCTAACACCAACACATGAGGTAACTGCTTGGGGTATATACTCTTACTTGCCGTGCTGTACGCAATTGGCTACGTCACGTTGCCAGCCGTGCGCAATTGGTTTGCCACGTGGTTCTACAAGCGCGTGTTTCCTCCGGTGACAGACGGTAAACCAGTTGAGGCAATGGCAGCTAAGCCAGCAACTGAAGTCATACCCGAGATGCCAGCCAAGTTGGTTGCATATGCAAACTCGTGGCCAGACGCCTGGGTTACTGAAGACGTGTTGGAGCGGGCCAAGCGTTTGTGGTTGGAGCATCACGATTGGGATGTTGTGTATCAGCAGGTGTTGGCGCAAGATGGAGAGAAGGCATAGTGGCAAATATCAAAAAGGCCAACAGTGCACTAACGCGCTTGCGTCGGAAGTTTGGCGAGGATTTTCCCGATCCGAAAGAGAAGGATGGGAAGGTTTGGCAACAGTGGTTTAAGAGCAAACGCACAGAGCAAGAAAGCGCTATGCGCGACAGACGCCTGCATTGGAGCAGACACCGAAACTTCCGTGTCGGCAACCAGTGGATTTCGTCACGCGACGGCCGCACGTGGAAGGAACCGGGGAGTGATAAGAATACTCTACGTCCTGTGGACAACCACATTGGTCCTGCTTTGGACTTTCGCCACGGAGTTATCGCGGAGCAGAAGCCAGGTTTCAGACATGATCTACTTAGCGCAACTATTAAGGCCCGAGAGAAGGCTGAAGCTCAGCAGGCGGTAGCAGAATACTACTTCCACAAACTACATGCAGAGCGTGTGTTTCGTGATGCCGTGTGGAACGCCCAAACTGACGGTGTGTGCTTTGTGCAGGTGTGGTTTGACCCCAAGGGTGGGAGCTACATTCAGAACTGCATTAGGGTTACTGAAGACGATCCACGCTACAAGGGCCTCGTTGCCCAAGGCTACAAAGTTGAGGATGAGACTGGTGCCGTGTTGTTGCCGTTGAGCGATAGTGGCGACAAAGTGTTAGGGCCAAACGATGAGGTTGGGGAGGTTGCGGAGGGCGACTTGGCTTGCCGTGTTGTGCTAGCCCATGACACGCTGTGCGACCCGGAAGCCAGAACGCTCAACGGACATGGAGCCGATAGCGCCAAGTGGTTTCTCGTGCGCAGACCGAGAGATTTGTTCAGCGCTCGCCTGGAAACCAACAATGACAAGTTGGAAGCTGACAGCTTTGATGCTGAGGCTGATCCAACGGATTTCCCACTGGAGTCAATCACTGGGTTCAACCGTGGCTTGCCGCCGTTTCCGAGCGCGCGCAAGAAGTTTAAGGAATGTGTTTACGATTACACAATCTTCATTGCCCCCGACGGGCAGGACTTGCCCAACGGCATGTGGCGGCGGGTGATTGGTGAGACAGTGGTTGAGCAGGGCGATGAGCTACCCGGCAAGGTGATCCCATTTGCTCGCTTCACCGACGGCAGCACCGATCCGAGCATGTACCCGCGTCCGACAATGAGTGATTGGATTGGCGACCAGGTTAGCATCAATGCTATCCAGGCCACAATCATGCAGCATGGGCGGATTTTGGGCATCGGTCGTTTGTTGGTTATGAAAGATACATTGTTAACGGAGACATATAACAATGTCATTGGCTCAGTTCTTGAGTATCAAGGTATTAAGCCTGAACAGTTGCAGAGCATGCGCACTAGCTCTGACCTATGGGAACTCCTACAGTTCAAAATCAAAAAGCTAGAGGATAAAACTGGCCACAATGACTTGGCGCGTGGGCAGGTTTTGGGTAACTCTGGCGGCGGCATGCAAGATGTTTCGGGTCGTGCCGTTTTGGGTGCAAGAGAAATGCTTGAGCGCACATTCGGCCCAATGGTACAAGCGACGGCTGAAGGCGCAACAGAGTGGTCCGAGATAATTGTGAAATATGCGGCCTGGATGTTTGGCGACACCCCGCGTCAGATTGATGCAGTGGGTGGTAGGGGTGATTTGGCCCAAATGATTTCTCGCAAGGAAATCGAAGGTGATTGTTCGGTGTACTGCGATGCCGCAACCCTCATGCCTATGCCTTCGCAACTACGGCAGTCGCAGCTAGATGATTTCTTGGCTAAGGGTTTGATTAGTACAGCTACCTGGGCTAAGCGTTCACCGTATGGTGAAACTCGGAATGTGCAAATGGGCGACCTTGACCACTGGCAACGTGCGCAGTGGGTGAACAGTGTGTTGGAGGAGAATTGGAAAGTGTTTGTTGGTGAGCCAGACGAAGACGGCCAACCGTCGAGCAACACACAGTTTCCTGCATATACACCAGAGCCAGAAGCAGCAGCACCGCAGCCAGAACCAGACATCCCGTTGCCGATGGGTGATATGTAATGACAATGCCTCCTATGCCAATGCCAGTTGCTCCTGAACCAGCAGCGCTGCCAGCAGCAGCAGCCCCGATGCCTGCCCCTGCTGGACCTCAGCCGTGGCCACCAGCAATGCTGTACGGGCCAAATGGCATCCCAATCTGGTGGCAGGATGATCCGGCCGCACATTTGACAGCACTGAACGAGATTATTCTAGACGAGCGCAAACCGTTTCCACTACGGAAGCTGGCTAGCGACAGAGCCGGAATATACGAGCAACTAGCTCAAGCCAAGGCCGACCCGCTGCAGCCAGTACCGTTAGAGGTACTTGGTGTGCCCCTCAACCGGCTGATGCAGCAAGGTGCAATGCCTGTTGGGCCAGGGGCGTTGGTGCCTAACCCAGCTAACCAACCGGCTGTGACTGCCTCACCCCCGAGTTTGGTTGCTGGTGCCAGCGAGGGACAGCCGTTGACGACTGATACAGCGGAACCGCTCGGAACTGTTGGTGCTGCCGAACAAGCGATGAGACAATAATGGGCGCACCTATTTCGGCAGCATTTAGCAATCGCACAGGCGGTGCCGGGGGTGGTGGGCAAATTAATGGTGTAGCGCACGAGGTGGATGATATTCTGCTAGTCGTGCACGTCAGTCCCAACGGGGCCAACCCGACGTTTACGAACTTTCAGTCGTTTGTTGAAATCAACCCACCGTCGCCGCAAGCAGTGGGGGTAGCTGAAGCAACTACAGCAGTGAAGCTAAACCTGTACTGGTCACGCGCAGTTAGCTCAGCAATGGTTATGCCGACGATTGGCGCGCAGGTTGACCATTACCTCAGTGGTGTGTTTGCCGTGCGGGGTTG